CACAGAAACGAGCCTATGTCATCGCAGATAATAAACTTGCCCTCAACGCAGGGTGGGACGATGAGATGCTAAAAATAGAGCTAGACGGACTTAAAGAGCTAGATTTTGATCTGGATCTGGTAGGTTTTAGCGATGAGGAACTAGCCAAGTTACTGCAAGAGCCTGAGAAAGAAGGGCTTACTGACGAGGACGATGTTCCCGAAGCCCCAGAGAAACCTATTACAGTCGAGGGTGATATTTGGGTTCTAGGCAATCACCGACTTATGTGTGGCGATAGCACAAGCATCGAAGCCTTGGAAAAACTATGCGAAGGACAGCCTGTTGATATGTGGCTAACCGATCCTCCTTATAATGTAGCTTACGAGGGAAAAACTAAGGACGCTCTGACTATAGAAAACGATTCGATGGGCAACGATGACTTTCGACAGTTTCTCAGCGATAGTTATAGCGCAGCCGATTCCGTAATGAAGTCAGGCGCTGTTTTTTATATCTGGCATGCCGACAGCGAAGGTTACAATTTCAGAGGAGCAGCCTTTGATATAGGGTGGCAAGTCAGGCAGTGCTTAATATGGAAAAAGCAAACGATGGTTATGGGACGCCAAGACTACCATTGGAAACACGAGCCTTGTCTATATGGTTGGAAGGAAGGGTCAGCGCATTTATGGGCAACGGATCGAAAGCAAACAACAATACTAGAGTTTGATCGTCCTAGTAGGAACAAAGAACACCCGACTATGAAGCCAGTGGAGTTATTCGCTTATCAAATGCAAAACAACACAAAGGGTGATGATTTAATACTAGATAGCTTTGCAGGGTCAGGAACGACAGCAATAGCCTGTGAGAAGTTCAATCGTAGAGCTAGATTGATGGAACTCGATCCCAAGTATTGCGATGTAATAATTAAACGATGGCAGGACTTCACAGGTAAAGAAGCAATAAACGAACAAACAGGTAAAACCTATGCAGAATCAAACCAAACTAATGAGCATGGTTGAGGCCAGTACAAATGTCTTGATAGGATATATTATAGCAACTGCGGCAACTTATATTATATTACCTTTACATGGTTATCAGATAACAACACAAAAGGCGCTATCGATTTCTTTGGCCTTTACTGTTATATCATTAGCAAGGTCTTATATATTAAGAAGGGTTTTTAATAGGTTTTAATATGGCAAAAGGTGAAGCAGGCAGACCTGAAATAGAACTAACAGAAAAGCAAATAGATGAAGTAGAAACACTCGCAGCAGTTTTATCAACAGGAGATATTGCTGATTACTTTGGTATTGGTAGAACAACTTTCTATGCTCTTATGGAAAGAAACGCTCATATTTCCGAACGCTATAAAAAAGGAAGAGCTAAAGCAAAAGGTGCAATTGCAGGAAGTTTAATACAAAAAGCAAGATCGGGAGAACTTGGAGCGCAGATATTCTATCTTAAAACTCAATGCGGATGGAAAGAAACGCAATCGCTAGAACACTCAAGTCCTGATGGATCTATGACTCCAACTAAAATAGAACGTGTTATAATTGACAAATCTACAGATTCAGACTCCTAGATGGGCTTTGCCTTTATTAGAAGGTAATAGTGGTCATCCTAGATACAGAGGCGCAAAGGGTGGTCGGGCATCAGGTAAGTCTCACTTCTTTGCCGAGGCTGTAATAGAACGACAGCTAATGAACCCAAATAGCAGAGTTGTTTGTATTCGTGAGGTGCAACGATCTCTTAAGTTCTCAGCTAAACAACTATTAGAGGATAAAATAACTGATTTAGGCTTAGATCATCTATTCGAAGTGCAAACCACAGAGATAAAGAACTTACGAGGCGAAGGCGTAATAATCTTTCAAGGGATGCAGGATCATACGGCTGACAGCATTAAATCATTAGAGGGTTTCGATTTGGCATGGTGCGAGGAAGCTCAAAGCCTATCGAAGCGATCAATCGAGCTACTTGATCCGACTATGCGTAAAGAAGGAGCAGAACTATGATTCAGTTGGAATCCTCGACAGCCAAGTGACGCAGTAGAAGAAGTATTTAATACGAACGAAAACAGTCAGTTAGTTCACGTTAACTATGACGATAATCCTTTTGTTCCCGATGCGATGGTCGAACTGGCAGAGGTTGCAAAGCAAAGAGACTTTGAACGGTATTCGCATATATGGTTAGGTGGTTACGAGGTTGTTAACGATGCTCAAGTCTTTCACGATAAATGGAGAATAGAGGACTTTGAACCGATGCAAGGATGGCAAGGGCCATATTTAGGTGTGGACTTTGGTTTTAGACCAGATCCTTTAGTTGCTGTTAAATGTTGGGTACACGATGAAAACCTATATATTGAGAAAGAGGCTTACGGAGTAGGAATAGAAATAGATAATACTCACAACTTTATAACGAAGATAATACCAGAGTTTGATCGATATACTTGCCGTGCCGATAGCGCAGAACCTAAGACAATCAGCTATCTACAAAGGCATGGTTTTCCTAGAATGGAAGGTGTAAAAAAGTGGCCTAATAGTATTCAAGAAGGAATTAGGTTTATTCGTGGGTTTAAATCTGTCATAATAGCACCAAGCTGCAAGGGCGCTATTGACGACTTTAGGTTATATAGTCATAAGGTGGATAAATTGTCGGGTGATATAATGCCAGATATAATTGATGCTAACAATCATGCTCCCGATGCAGTTAGATACGCAATCGCGCCTTTAATTAAAGCACAGGCATCAGGTAAAATGGTGATTAGAATATGAGTAATTCAGTTGCAAACCGTTCTCCAGAAATAGAAACAATGCTGAAAATGTCAGCGCCTTGTCGAGACCTTATGAAAGGTGGTCGATATATGCGTGAACAAGGTGAGACTTACTTACCTAAGTTCCCACAGGAGACAGAGGATGATTACGAGGCAAGATTAGCCTCAACATGGCTCTTTGATGGAGTCGGCAAAACAATCGATGATCTATCGGGCAAGGTATTTGAAACGCCTGTTGTTCTTGCAGAAACCAATACAGATCTGGATATTTGGGCTTTTAACGTAGATCTGCAAGGCCGAGACATCGCACAGTTTTCGAGAGATATATTCGATGAGGCTCAAGCGTCAGGCATTTCTTTTATTATGGTGGATTCTCCTTCAAGAGGTGAATTAACTAGAGTGCAAGCTCAAGCAGGGAACTTTAGGCCGTATTTTGTTAACTTATCAATAGAGGATGTTCTTGGTTATAAAACAGACGTAATCGACAATGTGCCAACGCTAACCCAGATCCGTATTATGGAAACAATATACGCGGATACTGATGATGAGTTCGAGCATAAACAGATAGAGCAAATTCGTGTTTGTACTTTGCCAGTAGAAGATGGTCGAGTAGTTGGATCGGTTAATCTTCGTTTATTTAGGCAAAACGCAGATAATCAATGGAGTCTATACGATGAATATGAAACAGGTATGCCAAGAATATATATAGCTGCTTGTGATTTAGGTCGTGATGGTTACTTGAAAGCCAAACCTCCACACGCTCGATTAGCTGAGATAAATCTAGCTCACTGGCGATCTCAATCAGACCAGGCAAATATTATGCACCATGCCAGAGCGCCAATGAAATACTTTCACGGCTACAGCAAGGAAGATTTAGAAGAGTTTACGGAAGGCGCAGGATACGCTTTTTTCTCAACTAATGAGAATGCTAAGATCGGGGTTGTTGAACATAGCGGAGCAGCTATCGATGCAGGACGAACTGAACTCAAGGATATGGAGTTTCAGATGCAAGCAATGGGTTTGCAGTTAATTGTATCGAGATCGGGATCATCTACAGCAACAGGTGATATGATTGATGAGGCAAAGATAAACAGTCGATTAGGAATGTGGGCTGATAATCTAAAGGATACCTTAGAGCTTGCTTTCACTTGGATGGCTGAAATGGCTGATATAAACGCAGAAAAGATAGATATAGTCATAAACAAAGACTTTGCTGCAAACGCATTATCTCACTTGGAAATGGATGCTTTGAACAAGATGTATCTAACAGAGGTTATTTCTAAGCAGACCTACATCAACGAAGCGAAACGCAGAAACATATTATCGGAAGAGGTTAGCTTTGACGATGAGCAAGATTATATGATGCAAGAGCCTATGGATGAACCTGATAATGTAGAAGCGCAAGATGGCGATAACGGATGATATTCTTGACGATACTTTACGTCATGCACATTACTTAGAAAGATATAAATCAGGTGTAGTGAAAAAGATTGTTGCTTTGCTTAATAAAGGCAACGATAAATATTACGCTCAGATCTATCGCTCTAAAATAGAAAACCTCAATCGCAGAGATGTCGATAAACTATTTGTCAGACTAAAGAAGTCTATCAAGGCAGGATACAAACCAGTTATAGCTTTGTTAGACGCTGAGATAAAAGACTTAGGTCAGGCCGAAAGCAAATGGCAAAAGAAGATTATCGATGGCTTAGTTCCTATTGATTTAGATTGGGAAGCACCAAGCGAAGAGCAGATCTATGCATCGGTTAGGGCTAGACCATTTGAAGGTCTATTATTAAGGGATTGGTATCAAGGCTTAGAGGATGGAGCGTTTAGGCGTATCAAGCAAAATATTATGCAGGGCTATGTCGAAGGGCAAACTACAGATCAGATCGTAAGAAATATCAGGGATGTGTCAGAGGGTAGAACTCGAAGGGCAGCAGAAACGGCTGTTAGAACGGCTTTAGCTCATACATCGAACATCGCTCGAAACGAAAGCTATCGCAGAAATAAGCGTGTAATTAAGGCGATTGAGTGGGTGGCAACCCTAGACAATAGAACCACAGCCATTTGTCGAGCAAGAGATGGAAAGGTTTATCCATATAACAAAGGACCGCGACCTCCTGCTCATGCAGGGTGCAGATCGACAACTATTCCAGTGCTTAAATCACTCAGGCAACTAGGTATCAAAGCGGATGAGGTTCCTAATAAATCTACTAGGGCATCGATGAACGGTCAAGTTTCAGACGAGCTAAACTATGATGGATGGCTTCGTAAGCAACCAGTAGAGTTCCAAGACGATGTTTTGGGAGTACAAAAGGGTCGGTTGTTTCGTAAGGGTTTAACTATGGAACGGTTTGTTGATAAGGGAGGTCGAGAGTTTACTCTCAAGGAGTTAGAGACACGCGAAGCTCAAATCTGGGCTAAAGTGTATGGCAAATAGATTATTAAGATGCGTACCAATCTTAGTAATTTAGACAGGAACTAACCTGTTAAGCGAAACGGTACAGCGCAAAGGAACCATATCATGGCAGAAGAAGCACAAGTAATAGAAGAAACACAAGTCGAAACGGAAACTGTAGA